GCCTAAAAAATCATCTATACTCTATTCTTATCATACCACTATCCTATCACCTCTATTCCTAAGTTAATTAATACTAATATTCTGTCCCCCTATACACAATCACTTTTTCTCTGTTGGTTGCACTATTGGAGGCCCTCTTCTCCTCAAAGTCTTCCTCTCAGGTTCCATCCATATACCCAGACTCCCCAGGAACAGCCTCTCAATCTTCACATCCCCGGTCATTATCCATTTTGGTTCCTTTACCTTTAATATCTCACATACTATCTTAATCAAGTTCTTACCTTGTTTCATCTTTATTTTTTGGTCAGCTTCTATCCTTTTCTTCTCACCTAGCAAATGTATTTCACTTCTAAACCGCTCTCTTGACCATTTCATCCACCTATCCTTATCAATTGGTTCCAAATCACACACTTCCTCAAATATCTTCTTTGCCAGCTCAGAAACTTTCTGTGCTAGCCTGTTATCTAACCATCTACTGTTAACCTTCCATGACCACGCCTGCACCAGAAAGTTGTTATTGTCCCAAACTCCTATCTCCTTACTACCTGTGTTTATTAGTCCAATCATCTCACCAGCGTGCATCACCACTTGGTTTCTGTTCTCACATCTCACTCCTAAGCTTAGTGATGTCGTTGGGAATATGTTTTTCATTAAGTTACAACATTCATCTATCACATCTTCCTTCAAAATTCTTTTCCGCCAATTCTCTACCATAAATAAGCTTTCTCTGACCCACTCTGCTTTAACATTTTGCCAGTATCTAGACTGCCTAGCTTCTTCATTACTCTCAAATATAGCCTCCAACATTTGTACGTCACTCTTACCACTCCTACTTATGTCTTCCACTTCCTTGATTATCTCTGGCACTAATGGCTTCCTCATTTCTCTTTTTTTCTTCTTTTCTTCCTCTTTCTCTTTCTCCTTTTCTCTCTCTTCCCTTGCCTTCTGTTCTTCATCAAACCTCTTTTTTGCATCAATGTACATATTCCACATCTCATCTCCTTCACTATCTCTTCTCATTCCAAACCTTCCTTCCTCTACATTCTCCACCTCTTTCTCACTCTGCTCTTCAGTACTTTGTCCCTCTTCCATTCCCTCCTTACTCCTCTGCTCTTCTTCTCTTTCTGCCTCTATTGACCTCTCTATCTCTCTCGCTTTCTCTTTCTCTCTCTCTCTCTCTCTCTCTCTTTCTTTTTCTCTTTCTCTCTCTCTCTCTTGTTCTCTTCGTCTCTCTCTCTCTCTCTCTTTCTCTCTTCTCGTCTCTTCTTCATTTCTCTTCTTCTCTTCTTCTCTTTCTCTTTGTCTTTCATCCTCCCTCTCTTCCTCATCATCATCCTCATCGTCAAACTCCCCTTCGTCGTCATATGACTCTGAGCTAACCTTCTCTTTCTCACACTCCCAATCTTCCATCTCGACTTCCTCTCTATCTCGATTCCGTCTCATAGATAATCCACTGGGTACTATTGATATTTTTCCTTCTTTAATGCTTCCTTTTATCAGGTTGCTATAACTTTCATCAACCTCTATATTCTTCAATCTTATGTCTCTCTTATATAATGGCCCTTTCTTGATCACCTCCAATTGCCTTAGTACACCCAGCTCCCTCGCTGATGCCATATCTCGTCCACTGGATGGTATTGTCGTGTAATTACTACACATCATAGCCCCACATAATGAGTCTCCTCCTACTGATTTCACTTCATTTAGGTACCAATACTTCAACATACTGGTGTCATTTATCCTCTTTATTCTCTCCAAATCCGCACCACCTAACGGATCCAGGTTATATAAGAACCCTGACCCCTCACTTGTTATGTTCTCGATCATCCACCGGTATATCTCATTCCTACTAACGACGCTCCCATTTGATATTTTGCTAACTACTTCACTCAATGTCTCAGTCTTATGCTCCCATCCTGAAGACATCATTTCTTTTATCATGAGCCCCATTGCGTCACAAGAATACTTGCTTACAACCATCGCTTCTCGGAGTGTCCAGTCCCTCTTATGCCTCATTATCTCATGCTTAGTTGCCATGGCTGGCCTTATTAAGTCTGATGACCATAAACTCGCTGGTAAGCTTATTGATGGCCAGTTCTCATGCAGTAACATTATACTACCCACACAATATGCTCTTTCAAGCACTTCCTCGCATGCCATACTCTGAGCGTACGTTACTAGAGCTGCTCTCACCTCATTACTGTCAACTTCAACATCCTTCAACTCACCTTCTCCCAAACTGATCACGTATGTCTTGTTCCCATCACTTGGTATTTCAATATTACTTATTCTCATTGGTAGCCCCTCACAATCCCATTCTTTAGTGAAATGTGGTAGTATTGATGCGTACCTATCTCTGTTAGGTAAGCTGCACCATATCGCACAACTTTTACCTTCATTATATATTCTTGTCACACTATTGGCACTATAGTCTACCCATTCTGCCACATTCTTATCGGCTCTCAGTTTTATCTTTCTTTCTGCTAACTCACACCCTAGTGCTATCAACACTCCTCGGACCAACCTTGTCATATGGTTTTGTCCAAGGTTGGCCATCTTCATTGCATTCGATACTGCACACCTCTCTTTTGGATTCATCCCGTCTCTCAACTTTGGGAACTTCATCGCTTTAGCTAGTCTGTCTGCGTCTGGCATATCTTGTCCAAGTATCTCACCTGCATTAATTCCCAGCCTTCTGACCTCGCAAAAGCTGCTTCTTTCCACCTTAACAACCGTTTTATCAAAACATGTTCCAAATGATACTTCATCCCTGTATGTAGCACCAGCAGTACTGCCTCTCTGCCACTCGCCGTACTCTAAGTTCGATACTACATTGTAATACTTCTTTATGTGCCATATCTTTCTCTCATTGATTGAGAATGCCACACCCAGCTTCTCTTCACTCACACACATCAATCTCATTGGGTTCAAAAACCTCGCCAGGCCTCCACTTGATTGCATTGTTTGACATATATTTTTAGCTGTCTCACACTGTCTTATTGCTTTATTCACTTTCTCGCTCCATGGCTTCCTTATATCCACTATTGCCTGGAACACCTTTAATTTATCCTTATTATATTCTTCTATCAGTTTAGATACTGATCCGCTCTTTACTGTTCTACTCATACTATCGCTCTCACTCACTTCAACTATCACCCTGCTGTCAGGTACCACCTCTTTCGCTCTCTCCTCTGCTGCTTCCTTCGTCTCACCACGTCTAGCTCTCACTAATATAGGCATCTTGGCTTTAAATTTAATACTCTCTGAATTTACTCTGAGTATTGGAATAACTTTCAATTTGCACAATCTGCTTTGCACAATTTTCTTTTTTATTC